ATGTCTGTTTCCATCGATAATGTATTTGTGAAACAATTCGAGGCTGATGTTCATTTAGCGTACCAGCAAATGGGCACAAAACTGCGTTCCACGGTTCGCAGTAAATCGGGTGTCGTCGGTGCATCCACTACATTTCAAAAGGTTGGTCGTGGCACGGCCAGCACCAAATCACGTCATGGTATTGTGCCTGTGATGAATCTGAATCACGAACCGGTTGAATGTATGTTGGCTGATTATTACGCGGGCGATTGGGTTGACGCATTGGATGAATTAAAGGTAAATATTGATGAACGTCGTGTTGTTGCATCTGCGGGCGCATATGCCCTGGGGCGCAAGACCGATGAATTAATCGTGTCGGCCATGAACAATGCAACGGCAAATGTTGGAGATTATTCAACTGGTCTGACCAAAGATTTGATTTTATCGGCGGTCGAAGTCTTGAACACTAACGACGTCCCAGATGATGGTCGTCGTTTTGCGGTTGTTGGCGTACGCCAATGGAATGAACTGTTGTCAATGGATGAATTCGTATCTGCCGATTACGTAGGTGATGCGTTGCCATTGTTGAACGGGGGCGTCGCACGCAAATGGTTGGGCATTACATGGGTTCTGTATAACGGTCTGCCGGGCACAGATACAAATCGCGATTGCTTTATCTATCACGCATCCAGCATCGGTCATGCCTGTGGCCAGGAAGTCAAAACGGATATCTCGTGGCATGGTGAACGCGCTGCACACTTTATCAGCAACAGCATGTCCCAGGGTGCGGTCTTGATTGACGGCGATGGCATTGTCCGCGTTAAATGTTCGGATGCTGAATAACACACTTTGAAATTCAACTTTTAACCAAAAGGAAACACATATGGCTTTTCAGAACAAGAATTTATCTGTCATCGCGTATGCAAATGGATTTACATTGTGGCATTATTGCGGCACATCTGAAACATTGGCAACAATTAGTGCCAACGGATATTTCAATGCGGTCAAAACATTGATGAACATTGGTGATATTATCATCATCAACGCATCAGATAACACCGCGATTAAGAAAATTAATATCACAGACCTGAATGTGACAACGGTTGCATTGGCATAACATACTTTTTTTTCTCCTTTCCTTTAGGGGTCGGCAAAAATTTGCCGACCTTAAAACATTTATAAAACCAAAGGTGCAAAAATGCTTACTAAAATAGACTTATGCTCTATGGCGTTATTAAAAATTGGCGAAAGCCCAATTCAATCATTAACCGATGACAGCGCACCTGCGAAACTGGCACGTACATTGTTTGATACTGTGATGGATTCACTTATTTCCGCCCACCCATGGCGTTTTGCAACCCAAGTTCTGGATTTAACCAAGAACACAGACGGCGATTTTTTAATTCCGACCAACGTTTTGCGCGTGTTAAAAACATCTGGACGCATCAACGGAAACCGGGTTGTCTGCGATGGTGACACAACAACAATAACAGCCGTTGTAAAAACGTCCCCAGAATCATATCCGGGATATTTTGTATCCCTGGCGGCGACACGCCTGGCGATGGAATTTTGTATTCCGTTAATGGGGGATCAAACAGTATTTCGCATGTTGGCGGCATTGTATGAAACAGAATTACAAACCGCAAAGTTCATAGACAGTACAACTGCCACATCTGATGGTATATCTGATTTTTCATTAATTAACGCACGCTTTTAATTTGGGGGATTTATCACATGGCAGATTTTATTAAAACACAAAATTCATTTGCAAATGGTGCGGTTGCGCCCGAATTCTATGCGCGCGATAATATCAACGGCCTGTCCAGATTGGAAAATATGGATGTTTTGGCGGGTGGCGGTCTGTCGCGTCGGTGCGGATTGCGTGATATAATTTCGTTGCGGGGACCGGCACGTTTAATACCTTTTTCCGTGTCAGATGGCGAAGAGTATATTCTTGCAATAACTGATTTTTATATTGGTATATACCAAGACGGCATACGCACTCAATCGCTAAAGACCCCATGGTCATATAATGATGCCATGCATCTGCAATATGCCCAGCGTTTTGGAACAATGATATTTGTACATCCTGATTATCAGCCACAAACATTGTATAAATCAGGCGACACATTTTGTTTTCGTGAATTTGAATTTTCGCGCAACGATGCGGATATGACGGTTAATATGCCATTTGTAAAGTTTGATGATGCATCCGACATAAAAATAACGGTCAGCGCCCATTCATCTGGCAATAACTATGCAACGTTCACCACAAACGCAGATTTTTGGACGCCTGAAAATGTTGGCGGTCGTCTGCATTTATTGACACGTCAATGGCAAATCACAGAATACATCAGTCCGACACAGGTCGTTGTTCATACAAATGGCACCTATACTTTGCCGAACGCGGCTGTATCTGATTGGCGCGAGTGTGCATTCAGCACGCGTCGCGGTTGGCCACGCAGTATTACATTTCACCAAGATAGATTGGTGTTTGGTGGTTCGCGTTCATGGCCGGCGGGAATATGGCTGTCGCGTGTTGGACAACATAATAACTTTGACACTGGTACTGGTCTGGATGACGAAGCGATATTTATATCTTTATTATCGGCACAACGTCAACAAATTTGCACCGTCGTCAGCAGTGATTCATTACAAATCCTGACCAATGTCGGTGAATGGGCTATTTCCAGCAAGCCTTTAACCCCATCTGTTGTTGATATTAAACAACACACATCAGTCGGTTCGTATGTTGCGCGTTATCTGCCACCCCAGAAAATCGAAGGCGCAACCGTATTTGTATCTACATCCGGTCATGATATACGCGAATTGGCATTGGATGAACTGGGTGAAAAATATAACGCAAATGATTTATGTGCATTTTCCAAGCATTTGCTAAATAATCCGATTGATATGGCATATAATGATTCCACGCGCCAATTGTTTGTTGTATTGGCGGATGGCACAATGTCTGTTTTGAACCAGAATGCGGCCCTGGGGATTTCTGCATGGGGCGCGTATAAAACCCGTGGTGAATTTTTATCGGTTGCGGTTTGTGATGGGCATACGTATGTTGCAACACACCGTGAAGATGGTGTGCATTTGGAAAGATTTGATGCAGATACAATGACGGACGCAGGCAAGTACAGTTTTTCTTTTTATGCATCTGGTCTGCCTTTGCGCGCGTCCGGGCATAATGCCACGCGTCTGCGCCTGCGCAAGATAGTGGCGCGTGTTCTAAACACTAAATCCATATCAATAAACAATCATCAAATAACCCTGCCAAATGAAATATATGCCCCCAACCATCCTGGATTCAGCGGCGATGTTTCCGTTGGTCTGTTGGGAACCAAGAACGATTGTATGACGCCAACATGGACAATTCATGGCAACGAAGATTATCCAATAACGGTACTTTCTGTCAGTTTGCACGGTTGGTACTCGGTTTAACACACTATAAAATACAAGGACATAAACATGGGACAAGTTGTATCAGATATAACAGAAATCTTGGATTACAAAGACGCTAAAAAGGCGGCAAAAAACCAACGCCAGGAAATTATTGCACAAATGGCGGCGGATGAAGCGGAAAAAACAAATCTGGTGAAAAAGGCATTGGCAACCCAGCGTGCAAAATACGGTGCATCTGGCATGCGCACCGCCGGGATAACCGAAGGTGCGGTGTTGCGACGCTTGAAATCGGAAACCGCCGCCCCGTACGAAGAAAAACGTCGCAACAATATGACAAAATTAAAAAACGCGCGTGCTAAAAAGCCAAATTTATTGAAATCTTTACTATCCAGATTTGATGATTTGGTTGGTTAATATGTGATGGGGGTATACTATGTATAAAATATCTTATATCACAGACGGCTTGACAACGGAATTTGCATTCTCTTTTCCTTTTTTCCAGGTCGCAGATGTTCGCATTGCAATAAATGATTCTGTTGGGGATGGTGCTTTTAATTACACTATTATGCCAAATGAAGATTTTTCTGGCGGAAATGTTGTTTTTGATATTGCGCCCCCCGCGGATACAAAATTAGATATCTTTCGTCAAATATCGTTATCGCGCACAATTGATTACCAACCCACCCACAGAATAGACCCCGAAGATTTGAATACAGACTTTAACTTTCTGTTATCCGCGTTTCGGGATTTACATTCTGTGAACGTTGACCTGGTTGAATGGGCGAACATCCATGATGATATTAAATCGTTAATAAATTACACACACGATGTCATCAACGATAAATTGGGTGGTGGTGCAGTATTGGGGTTGTATCGGAATCTGGTTGGTGTATTGGAAAATGCGCTGCCTAAACTGATTAACGATTACGGTTCAATCACAGAACCCGCCCCGAATGAAAACCGCGATGATTACGGAATTTTATAGTTTTTTAGATGAATGGAATCGTGTTCTGGGGTTGCAGACACCCGCGCATCACCGTCAAATTATGGAATTTTTATACGGTGTTTTGTGTGAAGCGCCACATCGTGGATTGTTGATGGCGTTTCGTCATTCGGGCAAATCAACGGTTGTTGGTGTGTTTGTGGCGTGTGTATTATACCTGCGTCCACAAACCAGAATTTTGATACTGTCTGCGGAATCGGGACTGGCATCGCGTATGGTATCGCACATTCGGCATATATTGGAAAATCATCCGTGGTGTGCACATTTGGTACCACAAAATAAGAAAGAATGGGCATCCACCCGTATAACGGTTAATCGCCCAATCGGTATTCGCGAACCATCTGTTATTTGCCAGGGATTACATGGCAACATAACCGGTCTGCGTGCAGATATTATCATATGCGATGATGTGGAAGTTCCAAACACATCCAACACCCCCCAGAAACGCGAACAAATGCGTGAACGTTTGCGGGAATTGGATTTCATCTTGTCCCCAAATGGGGCGATGATTTATATCGGCACGCCACACACGCACGATACAATATATCGAACCGCGGACGACGATTAATTCATACTGCTGATAAATGTGCGCAGTTTTGCCAACAATTCCGCACCCGCATCACCAAACATAGGCAAATAAGTTTCATATTCTGGCATATCGGCTTGCACTTGGGCACGCACACGTTCTGAAATCGGATTAGCAATAATTTCATTCGCCACATCCCACAGTCTATAGGCATTATAGGTTTGTTTAACAATGTTCCATTTGTCTAATAGATTGGGTCGCGCATTTAATATTGCCCGAATGGAATTCTGCCATTCTTCGCCAAAGTTGCGTACCAGTTCCAATGACATAAACCTGTCCAGGCCTGCCTGATCTGGTGTAAATTCTTGCAGGGCATTTTCCAGTTCGCGCCATTGATTTGGGTTCAGTTTAATTGTTGCAACATCTTCGGCGGTCATCATTCCACCATATGGTAAAAGTTCTGAATCTATTGAATCCATAGCAGTTTTGCCACTGCGCAGGTTTTCAATATGTTGTACCAATAATTTACCCGTTGGCATGTCGCGCAGTTCCTTGATTACATCATCGGTTGCATCATTCACAAAAATTGGATTAACTGTTGCCCAACCGCCAATAATAACATGTTCTTGGCGATACAGGTTTAATAATCTTAATGCGATTGCGCTGGTTTTAACGTTCATAGGTTCTCTCTCCGTCTGTGTGTGTTATTCCATAACAATCATAACAACCTTGTGCATGGTCTGGGCTGTGATTTTTTCATCAGGTGATGACATCTGACCATAAACTTTGCCCTTGGAATCCTGGCGTACACTGACGATTTGTGCGTTGATTGTTGTTTCATCATCCAATGCGTCAAAGTCTGTATCAATCGCCACCGCCAAATCACCAGGCTGTGCCGGGGTTGCAGAATCTGCAAACACATACGATTTTTCTGGTATAAAACCGCCCAAACGCTTGGAATTTGGTATAACCGCATAGATACCCGCGCGCCCCTCTAATGTCATGGGGGCGACAATCATAGTTTTGTCAGATTTTTTGAATGCGATTACTTTGCCCGCGGGTGTACCGAACACAGGCACCAGTTTTTTGCGTGCGCTGTCATACAATTTTGCGCCATACAATCCGCCATGCATATCCATGCCCGACATTGGATTACCCGGCACCAGTACAGACTTAACACGTTCTTTGACCTTGCTGATATGCTTGTTCAATTCGCCGGATTTATACAGGTTCGCGATTTTATCGAACAATTCTTCGGCACCCATTGCAAATGATTTTGCCAATGGTTCAATTTCATTTTGATAAATTTCGCGTTGTCCAACCTCAATCTTATGATAAACGGACAGCGTCATACCGGCATCTTTGGCGGCCTGGGCGATTGTTTTGCCGGTTTGCTGACGAATTTTACGCAGACCGCTGCCAAATACCTTCAGACCGCTGTTTTCATTGTCTGACATACGGCGTTTAATTTCGCTTTGCCATTGGTCTGCAACATCATCGGATTCCTTGATGAAAATATCAGACAGTTTGCACCCCAGAATATTACAAATATTCAGCAACTGCTTCTGATTCAGGCGGCGCACACCCTTTTCAATCTTGGAAACAGCGGACAAAGACAACCCAGCACGACGTGCCAATTCGGTCATCTTCATACCATTCGCCAAACGAATGTTGCGTATATTATTTGGAAATATAATTTCTTCTTGGGCCATGGGCAAACTCCTAAATGACTAATACTTGACAAAATAATAGTCAATTTAAGTCCCCCGCGCAAGCAAATAATTATAAATTACAATGGCATATCATCTGGGATTGCGTCTGGGTCAATTGCGGTCGGCATAGAATCCGTATCATTTGCCAATTGCGCCGCCGTAATTGTTGGGGCGGGCTGTGCAAATTCATTTTCGCCACGTGCCTCGAATTCATCCAGATTGTCGAACAAACTGTAATCGCCAAAGAATGCAGTACGCACGGTTTCGGGTCGTCCATGACGGTTTTTCCCGATAATGATATCGGCCTTGCCACGTGCGCGTTCCATTCTGCTTTGCCAAGATTCGCGCATTTTCTCGTTAACGTTATTTGATATGCGTTCGGACGGGTCGCGATTCTGCAAATAGTACTCTTCGCGGTACGTGAACATAACAATGTCCGCGTCCTGTTCAATGGAACCAGATTCACGCAAATCAGACAGCATTGGTCGCTTATCATCACGCGATTCCACGCTGCGCGACAACTGGGACAGGGCGATAACCGGCACATCCAATTCCTTGGCCAGCATTTTTAACCCTCGTGTAATTTCGGAAATTTCCTGAACACGGTTGTCATTGTGTTTTCCACCGGGCGACGTCATCAATTGCAAATAGTCGATAACAATCAACGCAATTCCACCATGTTTGCGCGCCAAACGTCGCGCACGCGTACGCATCATGGGTACCGACATACCCGGTGTATCATCAATAAACAACGGCACCTGACCAATTGCGGCGGAATACTGTGACATCTTCAAGAAATCTTCATCGGTCAGCGTCCCTTCGCGCATGGCGGTTGCGGGAATTTTTGATTGCGACGACAGTACACGCGCCGCCAATTGGGATGCCGACATTTCAAGGCTAAAAAACACCACCGCGCCCTTGTAATTTTTATTTGCGCGACCAAAGGCGATTGCCTGGGCTGCATTGAATGCGATATTCATAGCCAACGTGGTTTTACCCATTGCCGGTCGTCCCGCGATAATAATCAGGTCCGAATGGTGTAATCCGCTGATTGATTTGTCCAACGCATTCAGCCCCGTTGTCAGACCGGACAATTGTCCATCTGCCTTGTATGCAATTTCCGCCTCGGCCAGGGCGCTTTGCAATGCATTTGAAATAGATGTAATTTCGCGTTCAGATGTTCCCGTTGTTGCCATATCGAACAACTTTTGTTCTGCGACCTCAATCTGACGCGCCACGGGGTTGTCTAAATCTTCTACAAATGCCTTGTCCGATATATCTTGGGCCAGGGCGATTAAATCACGGCGCAGTGCATGTTCATATACAATGCGTCCATATTGTTCAACATTAACAACGGTTGCGCCGGCGCTGGTCAATTGGCTTAAATAGTCCACGCCACCAACGGATTCCAGAACACCCTGTTGGTCCAGATAATTTTTCGCGGTAATAATATCAAACGGAATACCGGCGGCAAATTGTTTTTCCGCCAACTTATAGATTTCCTGATGCGCAGGATGTGAAAAATGTTTGTAATTCAGGAATTCGCCAACCCGTTCCAACGCACGATTATTCATCAGCACTGCGGCCAAAACCGCCTGTTCTGCTTCCAGATTTGTTGGTAATGTTTTGGGGGTAAAATCCATGTCAAATTCCTTTACTTCTATGCCAATGGTATATGAAAAAAATGCTTTTTCAACGCCTTTTTTGCGTGGGTATAAATTGCTGAAAATTCCGATAGTTAATGCAGCGGGCACCCCTGCGTGGCCCGAAGTTTTTCCCATTGCGCGCATTGACCAATTGCGTGAAACGGTTGGCGCGCGCCACTTTTCATCGCAAATGATGTTGGAATGCACACCACTTGAACGTGCACGCCTGGACCCAGGTGGGGTTAAATTTTATGATGCCGAATTCGACACGCGCACCGCACATATTGGTGAATTTCACATAACGGGTATGACCCTGTATTGGGACCCTGCAACCGGTCGTCGCCATCGCGACGGCAGTGCCTGTGTATTATTATATCGTGATGATAAAAACCGCCATATTTTCATTCATGATATTTTATACCTGACCGTATCAGATGACGAAATGTTCCCATTGTCGCGCCAGTGCGATATGGTCCTGGATTTTATGTGCGCGCGTTCTTTACATCGCATAACACTAGAAACTAATGGCCTGGGAATCGGGGTGCCTGAAATTATGCATGATTGTGCGACAAAACGTGGTGCAAACATTTATGTGAACAGAATCCAAAATCACAAATCAAAATCAGATCGTATTTTGAATGCAATTGAACCGGCGCTATCAACGGGGCGGCTGCACGCGCACACGCGCGTACAAAACACACCCCTGATGGCGGAAATGTTGGGCTGGTCGCCGATTGGCGCGCCGGGCATTCACGATGACGGTCTGGACGCAGTCGCCGGCGCGATTGCAGACACGCCAACCCCCGTTCGCGCAATCGGCACCCAAATTCAAACATTCACCGCCAATACAAATTTCAAGATATAAAACCAAAAGGAACCAAAATGTATCAAAATTTACAAAATATGTATAAACGTGCATTGGATATGCGAGCACCATGGATTTCTCGCTGGGATGCGGCGCGCCGCTATGCCATGCCGTCGGCCGATGATGATGCGGCAACATTATTTGACGCAACCGCCATGGATGCATCGGATAATCTGGCGGCATCGATTTATACATTGCTGACACCGCCCGAATCAATGTGGTTGCAATTGGTGGGCGAAAGCGACTTGTCCCAGAACGCAGATTATGCCACATCTGTCTTGCGTGCGAATTTGAACGACTCAAATTTTTATACGACAATTCACCAATGTTATATGGATTTGGTCGTGTTGGGGACAGCGTGCCTGTTTATGTCAGAAAGCCCAATTGGCGCATCATCTGCATTTACATTCACGGCAATCCCAATGAACGATATTGCGATATTACCCAACGCGGTATTCCACACAACATCCATGTCCGCCCGTGAAGTCATGGAAAAATATCCCACATGGACACCACCGGCAAACCTGCGCGACACAATAAATCGCGACCCCGAAACCCCATTAAAATTGGTGCAAAGCCTGGTTGGCACAGATTTTGTAGCATGGTTGGACGTTGGTGGCGATATTGAAAATAATATTGTATCCACAGGCACATTTGAAACGAACCCATACATTATATTCCGCTGGGCTGTGTCATCTGGTGAATTATATGGACGCGGTCCGGTCTTGCGCGCATTGCCAGACATTAAAACAGCGAACAAAGTCGTTGAACTGGTATTAAAGAACGCAACAATCGCGGTATCTGGCATCTGGATGGCGGACGATGATGGTGTTATAAATTTGCAGAACATAAACCTGACACCTGGCGCGATTATTCCCAAGGCTGTGGGTTCATCGGGCCTGACGCCGTTAACCAGTGGTGCGAACTTTGATGTGTCCCAGTTGATATTGCGCGACCTGCGCGAACGCATCCGCCATGCATTATTGGCGGACCGATTGGGACTGCTAAGTGAAAAAGAAATGACCGCCACAGAAATCATGGCGCGCAACGCCGACATGATGCGAATCTTGGGGGCGACATACGGTCGCCTGATGCATGAATTCATCCGTCCCCTGTGCGACCGCGGACTTCAGATACTTGCACGTCGCGGAATAATTGAACCAATCCGCCTGAACGGTGATGCAGAACTAAAATACATCGCGCCAATCGCACAAATGACGGCATTGGAAACTGTTATCGGGGGTAATTTATGACAGATATATCATTAAACTACGCGCGTTGCTTTGGCGCGCCATCGGGTCGTGCGGTCTTGGAACACCTGCGCAAAATAACGATTGAACGCACATTGGGTCCCAACACATCGGACAACGAATTGCGCTGGGCCGAATCCCAGCGCGCCTTGGTTCGCCAAATCGAAGCACTTATTGCGCGGGGCAGGGGGGACAAATCATGATAACATTGGACTTTCTGCGCAACAGTTGGTTTTTGATAGTGTTCATTGGTGGGTTGGTCTATTGGGCCGCCCGCCAAGATTTATCGGTTGCCGAACACGAAACATTTGACAGTCGCATAACATCACTTGAAAATCGCACGACGATATTGGAAACAGGTATCGGCCAAATTCAGATAAAAATCGACGATATCAAAGAAGACCTGACACTAATCAAAGGCGCAGTTATTAAATAATCCCCAAAATTCCCCTCCTGTGGAGGGGTGGCAATCTCGGCGTAGCGTAGCGAAGACGGATGGCGGGGAGGATTCTTTATTTTTCTCAACACAACGAAATTTTTCGTCGGAACTTTTCAAGCAATCAATCCCCTTCGCTGGCGAAGGGGTGCCCACAGGGCGGGGTAGTGGTAATATATTGCTATTAATACTCACCGCCCTTGGCGGGGAGGATTCTTTATTTTTCTCAACACAACGAAATTTTTCGTCGGAACTTTCAGACAATCAGAAAACCGGCAAAAGGAATAATAAACATGCCTATTCAGATTCAGTTCCGACGCGGCTCATCCGCCGAACACGAAACATTTACCGGTGCGCCCGGCGAAATCACGGTTGACACCACAAATAACACGCTGCGCGTTCATGATGGCGAAACGCCCGGTGGCACCACACTTGCGAAACGCAGCGAAATCCCCGACCTGACGCCACTTGATTATATTGTAGAATCTGGTCGCACAGACACCATGTGGTGGCGCAAATACAAAAGTGGCGCTGTTGATATGGGCGGTCATTACACAGGTAATGCAACCACAATCACATTACCCGTAAAACTGGCAAATACGAATTATGAAGTCCTGATAACCAAGAACAGCGCCCCATCTTATTGGGCGACAACGCATATAACCCTTGGTTCGCGCAGTGCAGATAAATTTGTTGTTGCCGCATATGGCGACAGTGCCAGCATACGCATAGCATGGCAAATAACGAATGCCATTGCCGCCAGCGAATAAAAAAACCGGGTCCCCCCGGTTTTTA